AACGAGTCAGCGTCTTTTACGCCTTCCTCGAAGTTCTCGTAGTCACCTGTCTCGCTAAACCATACCGCTTGTTCTTTTGCCATATCTGGTATCTCCGCAACAAGTCCAAACTCGTTGAAAATTAAGTCGCTCGTATTTCCATTCTTTATCCAATCAGTACCATCAAAATATAAAAACTCTCCGCCAGTATAGCAATTTTTTGACGAACCTCTTGTGTACCGAGTTCTTAGGTAGCTAATGTCTGCCATTATTCACCGCCTCCACCACCAACTGGTTCTACTGTTATGGCATAGGTAGTTCCAGATACAACTTGATATGGTGTATCAAATAGTACCCTAACGTATTCATAGATTTTTGTCGTCGGGACATCATAGGACTCATAGGTATTACTTGGTAATAAATCTGCCTGCAAAGTACCTTCCGCTAAAATATCGACGGGATAACCATCGGCAGTTGATTTCAAATAGACACTAATATTGCCCGGCCAGTTTTGATACAATCTTCCAAAATATATAGAAACTCCTGCGCAGCTATGGCTTTCTGCCGGAGTGAATGTCTGCCCTATACCCAAATCTGTATCTAATCCAAATCTCCACGAGCCAGCAGTGGTCTGTGGCAAACTGTTATTTTCATAGATAATTATTTCATACGTTGGTGCAGATGTCGTCGTGAATGACCAGTGTGTCCCCTCAATAGTGAAATAATCTCCAACTGAATCTACTCGCCAATAGTATGTTGTTGCTTCTGCTAATGTAATATATGATGTCAAATCAAAGTATGTATCAGACGTATTCTCGCCATCAACTATATTCGTAGTAAATGTTGGGTCTGTTCCAAAATAAACATTATAGCTATTCGCACCATTCTCTGGCGCAGTCCAAAATAAATATCTTGTTAAGTAGGAAATATCACTCTCTGTTTGTGGGTCGGGATTAGTTGACTTATTGAGTTCGTCAGATGTATCTATTCCATAAAATGCAACGGTTGACGAAAGATAATGATTTACAATGGGTGGAAGATAGGTTCTAAACCATTCATATGGTAGCACTGCCACAAATATATAACCTGACTTCGTTGGGACTACGTCCGTGTTTATAGGGGTATCTATTACGGATTCAAAAGGGAATCCGTCAGAAGTAATACCCGTTGTCCCATTATAAGCAATAGTTACTCCATCGAGAGCCGAGTAGCCATTACCAATGTCGTACACATAGACATCAAAGAGTGCTACCGTTATGTCTGTTATGGTTATGGTTGTGTAGCCTCCATGACTAACATAACCCAGAGATATATTGTTTGGATATGGAAACGATGGCGGAGAGTGCAACCAAGTACACTCAACTCTAAATGTAGCGCCATCTTCAACAACGCCATAGACGATATCTACCCTAAGAAAATCAACCCTAATGTCAAATTCATTTAGGCCGGTAAGAATCAAACCGGGAACTATGTCCTCTGAGTAAGCAACTACACTAAATCCTAATTCGGCCATATTATTCGTTCTATGCAGTCGTCGTTAAAATTGGTATTGCCTTACTTCCAGCGTAAATACATCTATCTTCAAAGAATGTCACTGAGGCAGGGAAGCCACGATAATAAGACCAGCACCCTTCTGCCCACCGTGACGTTGCAAGAGTGCCGTTATCAGGGTCGAGCTTTGAGATAACTTCACAAGTTACTTGAGCTGCACTTGTGTAGCCCGTTACTCTCACAATACCTTCAACTATCGAGTTCTGGACGGTAATATCTGCACGAATAGAGCCGCTTGTGTATGCAGTAACTACTACTCTATACTGAACATTATTTGCATCTTCAACCTTTGACAATTGGATATTAGTATCGGCTTCGCCAACGGTTGTCTTTATGGTTTCCCAGACAAGGCCGCCAGCTTCGGTACTCTGATTTTCATTTCTCTGTAATTCAACCGTAGCAGTCCAAGTTCCGTGAGTTGTATATGAGAATGTATCCTTAACATCTATTGGATTGCATAGAACGTGCGGTAGAGTTCCGCCGCCAAAAGAACCCTTATTCACAACGTCAGACCGTTTGTGAACGAGTTTGAATAGTGCGCCAGTACCATCGCCAGTAACGGCAGGCGCGTGGCCAGCGTCAAAGAAATCATTTGAGCAGGTTAATGTTCCTGTAGAACCAGCAACTAAAAGTCCAGCATATTGCATTGTTGCAGGCGTAGGGCTATATCCTATCAAATCGTTTCTAATTAAGAACGGGCCATTAGTGAATGGTATTACGTCAAGTGAAAATGTCGTCGCGTTAGTTCTTGTAAGTTTTCTTGGATGATATAGCGGATGGACAATCCACATTGTATCTGATATTTGCTTTGTTTGGAGTTGAAATAAATCTTCCGTAAGGTACGGAGAAGCTATTTCGTCAACAACGCTATCGCCATAGTAAATACGGATATACTTATTGCCAAACTCTAACTTGTAGGCAATATCCGAAGATACCACAAAACCTTTCATTCTTACATATCGGAAACTCATATATTAGGAACTTCGCTTTCTGCCACAAAATACAGGCCGCTTCTACGTTCTACTCCACCATAGATACGAGGGATAAAGTTTTCAAGATGTCGGCAAGACGACGAATACTTTTCTACATCACTTCTTGCATCGCAAAGTGGAGTCATTTCGCCATTGTTCATTGTGACTATTGCTACATTCATACTTGACATCCTCTAATGGCAATGTTATTATTATGATAATGAATACTAATATTATTGGTAAAAAATTTGGAAGATTTACTGTTGTGGGCGAGTCCAAGAAATCTAAAAATGGAAGTCGTATGTTCTCTTGTTTGTGTGATTGCGGGACTATGAAAATAGTGAAAATTCATAGTCTTATCTATGGAACAAGTAAGAGTTGTGGATGCCTTTGCAAAGAACTTGCGAAATCCAGAAGTACAATACATAATATGTCCAGTACGAGGATATACCATATTTGGCAAGGAATGAAAGATAGATGTTATAATAAAAAAAACACGGGTTACAAATGGTATGGAGGTAAGGGTATAATAGTATGTCGAGATTGGCTTGAATCCTTTAAGAAATTTTACGATGATGTTAATATTGGATATAATGATAATCTCACAATAGATAGAATTGATAGCGATGGAGATTATTGCCCTTCTAATGTTAGATGGGTTTCCCAAGCAGAACAACTGAGAAATACTAAGCAAAACAAAATAGTAACAATAGGCGGTGAAACTCAAAAACTTTTTTATTGGCTCAAACACTTTGGAATAAAAAGAAGCACCTATGGACAGAGAGTGTTTTGTTATGGATGGAGTCCAATTAAAGCACTCGTTACTCCGGTTAGACAACGAAAACAACGTAAAATTTAAGATTGTTGCCATATTACACCTCGAAAAATCTTTCTGGTTGCTGTATTGTTAGTGGTATTACCTCATTAAACACATTTGGAGTTTTATGTTGATTAGCAACAAGCTCGTTGATACCACTCGATATATCAATAATATCACTGTACTCCGCCGAACCAACCGTATAGCCAATACTGGTTACTAAATCATTTATAAGTGTACCAAAGTCATAGACCCAGTTTTCTTCATACGTCACCCTTGCGCCTTCATAATATACGAAATCTTCTGTCAGGACATATACAGGGCCACTTTCCCAATACACTTGGTCATTCTGGTACACCAACACTACATCGCCAACCACAAGGTCAGTTACAGGGTTTGCTCGATAGTAACCACTATTGAACACCTCTGGCAGAGGTTGATTTATTACTCCCCTACCAGTACCGTCTGGCTGGTAAGCCGAAAAAACAACTCGCCAACCAGACTGAAAGCCCATCTTGATAGCATTGGCTTGTGTCATTTAGTAAAGATAACCAAAAACATCAATTGTCGCCGTTGCTGCCAGAGCAGAACCAGTTGTTACGACCATCTTAAATTCAGTTCCAGTTAAAGCTACCGTAGTAACTTGGTCTGCTGAATCCGCTGGAAGATTCGGGGTTAGCATTTGCGCCGTAGTGGTCACCGTTAGTGCTGCAAGCGTTCTTGCTGAATCCCAATTATCATACGTTGCACTGTTCGTACCAAATGAATACGAGGTTCCACCAGCGAGCGAAGCTGTCTGGTTATGAACAACGATATGCGTTACTATACATGATTTACCAGTTGGTATCGTGTACAGTAGTGTTGCTCCAGCAGTTTTCATATCTACCAATGTTTTTGACGCAAGCAAACTAATGCTTTTCTCTTTCAAATCAGCCGTAAATCACCTGAACTCTCTGGCTTATGTTCGGCCTTGCGAACTCGCCAAAAAACTTAATTGCCGCACTGTCATACGCTATGGCAGCGTCGGTCTCGTTTTTGTAATGACCAAGATTTCTACTTTTTCCATTAAACTTTATAGCAGAATACCAAGAATTTGAACTCTTATCCCAAGACACTCCTTTGTATTTACTCGTTCCTTTTCCAGTTGGACGCTGATTAAACACATTCTGTTGCTGAGTAGAGAAACGAAGATTGTCTCTGGAATTATTTAGACCATTTCCGTCCTTATGGTCAACTTGTTGGCCTTTTATCGCACTCGTTAATTGCCTGTGCATAAAGACGTTTCTTTTTACTCCGTTATTATACGTTCCTCTAACGGCATACCATTTACCATCATAACAACCCGCGCACCACTTATGCTTGCCGATTTCAATTAAATCGCAATCATCAATAATGGCAGTCTTGTTTTGGGTCAATGGTATTTCAGCCATGTTAAAACCTTTCCATATTAAATTTTTCTAACCAAGCGTTGTACGCTTACCTGTATTCGTAGGTGCTAACGCACCCTGCATTATTGTCTTACTATAGCCACTCATCGCTCTGGCTTTCTTCATTGCCATATCTTCTGTGTCCTTACCAACTTCAGGGATTGCCTGTGGTGCTGGTACTGGAGGTGGCTTGGGTGCTTTTCCGCCCATTTCATATCCTTTCTATTTAGTTCCTGTTCGTATTAAGCCCGAAGTATATCGGGCATTGTTCCAGCGACTTCTGCCGCCAATTTCCTTATCTTGTCTCATTACGCTTACTGCTTTGCGCAACGCTTCCTTGAGTTCCTGATTCAGTTCTGCTTTCAACTGAGTAGTGCTTGTTCCTGCCACCGGATTGACAAGTTTTATTGCTAACTGCAATATCAAGACCTCAGTAAATAGCGGGTCGAACATTGTCGGGTCGGTTTCCTGCTTGATATATTCTATCTGAGCAGAATTTTCTCTCGACAACAATCTATTTCTCTGAACTGTCCAATCGTGATGACCTTGATAGTTTCTTGTTAATCGCAGGAAGTTGTTTGGCAGACTATATTGATGGTCATAGTCGAATAACGGCGGGTATTCAGCGATTGAAACAAATACTGAGTCTGAGCTAAATGAATATACTTGCTCGCCCTCGTATGTCACCAATACGCCGCCATACGTTACTTCATAGTCGGTTGAAACGCCAGTCTTAATGGCTTCACCAGCAACGAAAGCTCCGTCAGTGTAAGAAACTACAAACTCGGTCGTTGAGTTGACCGTGAGTATCGTTGCTGTTGCAAGACTTGTCATTCCTACAAGAGTGTCACCAACCGCCCAAGCTACGGTGGGCGCAACGTCAATAGTCAGAGTATTTAGGACAGCAAGGTCTGCCTGTTCTATTGCAAAGTTCCAATCATAGCTTCTCAGTAGCGAATCTCTGGTCTGAGCATAGAGCATATTGGCTTTGACGCTCTCTACGCTTGTCTGGCCTGAGTCCATTGTTAGCGAACCTATCTTCGATAGCGATTGGTTTGCTATGATAACTTCGTTGGCTGATAGAGTCATGGTATCAGATTACCTTTCTTATCCCTCGGCCAAAGGTTAAACTTTTCTTTACCGACAGTAACAGTACCCATAATCTTGGTTGCCGACGTACAGAGTTTTAGCTTCGCTTCACGGTCACGAAACTTCTCTTTAACTTCGCTTTCATAGACTATTGGTAATCCATCTTTTCCAACTCGCATATACTACTCCAACTGTAAGTAGATAAATGGCGCACCTTGACTCACGCTTGTACTATTGGCATTGGCAAGAACGTAACCAGCCCTTTGTGCATCAGCAAGCGTGCTTGCATCAGTAGAGCTATGCAAGTCAACCGAGCCGTCATCTCTGAATACAAGGTTGGCAGAAAACGCTGTTGCACCAACTGCGGCAGCAGGCGACATCCACGAAGTGCCACCTCTCTGTATCCACATAAACTGACCTGACGTTGCCGTACAGTTTGGCTTGCCAGCATTAGTCCTGAACGTATCCTGACTTGTTCTTACGTCAGAATAGATATTGGACAGAATCTCGCAGTTATCACTTGTACTCAATGCCGCAGTGATTGGTTGTTCGATACCGAAGGTCATTGCGCCACCGCCAGCAGCCACCTTTGTATTCCATTCAATTCTTCGCATAAACGAGGTCGATGCCGAATTGACATATACAACAACGTGACCACCTTGGTATTCGTTCTCTGCAACTGCTCCGTTAGCGGCAACACCATCGCCAGCACCAACGGTAACACTGAGTATGTTATCGCCATTTTGTGCTGCGGCTGATAATGCTGCGCATGCAACAGCTTGTTTTGCGTAGAACTTAACGGCAAGATCTGTCACTGTTATCGCTGCACCAGCTTTGGCATAACGATATTCACGGCCATCCCACGTTGTGTACTTAGCACCAAGGGCGAAGTTCTGAGTATCGTCTGGAGTGTACACATTGATTGCAGGACGCCCACTGAAACCCTCAATGAACGGGCCTGTATTGAATGGCACAGCGAACCTATTTCTATTCGATGAGTTATTAGCCACAATTTTTCCTTTCAAAATTAGGGGTGGTAGTTTTATGCCACCACCCCATTTGCTTATTCAAGCATCAAGTCAATCAGAGCAGGTTCGTTATCATCGCCAAGCGACATAACTCTTCCGTAGATTGGGAACGCAAAGGCTGTTGCCGTTGCATTTCCGCAAGTACCAGCCGTAGCATCCGTTGACGGGATACCAGCGTATGCGCCAATTACGAGCGTATCGCCAGCGTCCTTAATCAGCGGTGCAGGGCCTTTGGTCTGAGACCAGTAGTAGTACCCAATCGGTACAGCAACCAGAGGAACTCCGCAAGGAACTGCTGTCGCCGTTGTAGCGGGAACAACAATAGTCTTGAACCACTTCGAGTAGTTCAAGGACACCTCGCCTGTAGTTCCAGCAATCTGACTTCTCAGTGGCGATGCCAGTTCGAGGTCGAGCAGCGTGTCGGTTGTCTGCAACTTGCTCGAAATAATCTGGTAAATATCACCTACTGGTGTAGGCGAAACCTTATTATATACGAGCCATCCGCCAGAGAAATCGTTATCTCCTGCGGCTGAACCCGTGGTACAAAGAACCGTTATTTTCGTACTACCTTTCAGTTGTGCGGCAACTGGAACTGCGGTCTGGGCGATTTCTACAAACTTGCTATCCTTGACAGCAGTTTGACACATAAACGCCTGAACCAGAGCTACGCCGCCGCCCTTGGCATAACGAAACCATCTGCCATCGTTCAACTCGAACTTCGTACCAAGTACGAACTGCTGGTCAGAAGTGGCAGTGTAGAGGCCATCCCTTGGCGATGCTTCGGGAAACATCGGGTGGCCGTTAAAACTTGACATTGTTCGTGCTAACATTTTATTTCCTTTCTATTAGCGATTACTAACTAAGGGAGGTTGCGGCCATATCTTTACCAGCCAGACATTCATGCACTTTTGCGCCTTCCATACGGACTGCGCCCAAGTCCATCTTCGAGAATATCTGCCACATATAGTCGAGGTCTTTACGCTCGTCGATACGGGTGGATATGTCTCCAATGGTTGCAAGAATGATACCGTCCTGCGCCCAAGCGAATGTACGCCAGTGGTCATTGGTCGATACCAGATTGAGCAGGCGATTCGACCAGAACCAGTTGAACCCGCTATAGGTGTCAACCTTGCCCTGCGAGATACATTTCACGGTGTTGTAGTCGGCACTCGATACAACAGTCAGACTCAACATATACGCAATGTTGTTCGGGGCGACAACCCAATACTTCGCAATATCAGGGTCAACGTCAGCCTCATTGAAAAGCTCAGTCATCGTGAGTATTTTCTTGAGGGTGATATTGGTCGTCGAACTCGAATAGGTCGGGGCAGTACCAAGAATGGTAACGCTACCGTCCGAGTTCATACCAATCGACTCTGAGGCCAATGTTGCGCTTGTTGCGCCCGTCTTGCCGATAAGGGCAGTACCCAATGCGGCAGCGATAATCAGGTCATCTTTCTTTCTTGCGAGTGAAAGAGCCTGATTCTGAGCGACCATATTCACGGGGTCGGGAATCATTCTGTCCAAATCTTCACGGTCAACACCCTTGTTATTTGTCCAGGGGGTAGGTGTTACCTTGCGTCTGCCGAAGTTCGGTTCAGAAAGCGGTGTTCCCTGATGCCGACCCGTCTTTTGGGCGGTATCTTCGTCCATCGCTAAAGTGTCAAAATAGGCCAGTTCTGCGCCTGAAACGGATTCCAAACGCACCTTGTCAGCGAATTTGCCCTTCTCCTGACTGAGAAGCAAGATAGACTTGCTAAACTGTTGGGCGGTTACTTGGTCAATAGTTACTGGCATAAAAGCCATCCTTTCGTATAAACACATTTACTTTTGGTCGGTAAAGGTATCTCCTACGAAGGAGGCTTTATCTGACATTTAACGTCTGCGTTGACGACCATTTATACTTTGGCAAAGTCTCTGGCCTTGCGGGTATCAGAGTTACTTGCCAGCGTTGGCAAGCCTGTATAACCTGTCTCTTTCTTCGGACAACTGTTTGAACATATCAATTCGTCCGTCATTCTTCATCATTTTACCTTTTTCGTCAGGCCGCATAAAGCCCGGCGTTGCCTCAAGTCTCGTTATTTCTATCTTGGCTTGGCTCGGTGTCATCGCACCAATCGTCTCATGCTCTGATATTACCTTATGTTCCATGAATTTACCAGCAACATTTGCAAGCATGTCCATAACGTACGGCTTTAATGAGGATTCGTTGATTGCCTCAATGAACTTTTCACGCTTCTCATTACTCCAACCTTGGGTATTTTCGGTAATCATGCGGTTGGCAAGGTGAAGTCTCTGGTCGTAAGCTGCGCCAGACTCTTCCTTAATCAGTCTTTCGGCTTCCTGTGCTGCCGCATCTTCCTGAATTTGGGCCTGCTTCTCAAGCTCTTTAACGTAATTTGCGAACATATTGAGTGTTGATTCGGCCTGCTTCTGCGTGAATCCCATCTTATGAAATTCATTTAGTGCAACCTTGACGCCTTCAGGGTGAATATCTTCATCGCTAATATCCTGCGGTTTAGTCCACTTGTAGCCATCAGGACTCTGAGGACGACCTATTGCGGTGTAGAACGCTTCGATTTCGCTCGGTGTCGATTTGTCTGTCGGAGGAACAACGCCTTTCTTCCCTGCAAGTTTATCAAGTACGCCAAGCTGCTTCATTGCGCCTGACAAGTCATTGAACTTATCATAGACCCTTTCGGCTCTCAAGTCCTCTGGAATGATATTCTTCCAGTCGCCTATGAGTTTGCCATCGGGAGCGATGTACTTGGAATACTCACTTGCTGTTTCGACCGCTTGAACAGGTGTCGTGTCCGTAGCGACTACGGGGGCAGTATCTGTTGGTGTTTCGGGCATTATTCAACTTCCTTTCGTGCCACTTCTTGTTTTTGTGGCGTATTAGTCAGCAAACTACGGATATAAAGGATTACGCTCCTTTTGCCATTGTTCACATTTTGTTTGTCATGGTTTCCCTCTACGAAGGTATTTCTATTCTCATAGCAGTAATTGGACAAATCTTCCAATACCCTTTGTCCTGCTTCTGAGGCGAAGGCTGATTTGTAATTAAGTTTTAATAGGTTCTGGTCGATTAGTCCACACCTTTCAATTTGCCGGCATTTTTGCTTGCGTAGAATACTTGTTTGGCTTTTTTCTTGCCATAAGTTTTACGCATCTTTTTCATAATCGAACTTCCCTTTTTTGTCAACGGCATGTTAAGCTCCCATAGCTCCCATTAGTGCTTTCGCTGGAGAACCTTCTTCTGGACTCTTGGTTGCCGAACCATACGCAGGCGCGGCTACCTGAGCCATTTGCATCATTTTCTGCTGTTGTATTTCTGCGGCCCTTGCCTGCCGCTTTGCCGCAATCTCTTCTTCGGTGTTTAAGTCCTCCGTTCTCATGCCGTATGTTAAGGCAAGGTTCGGTAATGCTCTGTCGAAGTTTATCGAATCGCTTGCCTCTGGGAACATTGGTGAAAGTCCTGCAATTAGAGATGCGTACTGCGTGAACGCTCGCGCCTGATAGTTTCTCATTGCCATTGCGAGTTCTCCGAGATATTCAATACCAAACTCCTGTCCTGCAAGTTCTGGCGGTGGAGGAGGTATTCTTCCATTTCTTGCCAAGAGCATTACGCTTCTTGTAATTAACGGCGTGAACAGTTCAGACTCCATGCGGGCAACAGGTGAAACCAACCGTCTAAGGCCCTCTTTGAGTCGTGCTTCGATTTCAACTGTAGTTCGTCTATCGCCCGTTAATTGACCTATCTGGACGAATATATCTTTATAGAACCCCTTATTGATAATGTTCTGCTGGAACTCTATCATCTGCATTGTTATTGGGAAACTGCCCAAGCCGACCTGATTGACAGCATTGATAGTTCCTTTTTCAAGAACGTGATTTATTGCGTTAGGCGACATATCAACTTCGCCCTCGATATTCATATCTACTACTTCAAGAGGCGGTGAGTTCCATCTGTTTCCACATTCGATGAAGTCCTTGTGCATCTGTTGAAGTTCCTTGACCGCAGACAACATTGCCATTCCTCGGCCTCGACCATACTTTTCAGAGGAAGATTTCTCCCAACGAGGAACAGAGTATGGCATTTCTTCAAAGCCGCCCTCTTGAACGATTACTTTTTCTTTTACATTCACATAGAGCGATTCGATTGGCATATTGAGATTATCAACGAACATTACATTTCGTTTTATTCTTGGTCGTACAATATGTATAAAGTCGTGCAACTTGCTTTCGTTTTCAGTCTTACTCGCATCAGATAATACTTTCTCGCCAGCCTTCTCACCAAACTCCTGAACGGCTTGTCTTGCGGTCAGGGGATACTTCAAGATAACAGTATCAACCATACCTCTGTTGTTCTGCTTGATAGTGAACATCGAGATATGCCAGTCTTTAAAGTTAAGGCCAAGACTCTCATTGTCCCATTCAGCGAATAGACAGCCAGTTCCAAACGTGCATAGGGATTTCACGCAGTCGTGCAAATGAAGCATGAAGTTACTCTCAAAGAGTTCATCGTGAGCAACGTCAGCCACAAGAGAGAGATAGTTCCTTACTCTTGGTATATTCATTATTGAACGGTCTTTTACTTTAATACCAAAGAACTTCTGACCTGACGGTATCCACGTTCCTATGAGTCCTGCAACCATATCGTCAATG